ATCACGATGCCAAAGGTATTTGGCATGTACGCGCTAAAGGCACTGTTCGCGATGGCTCGCACCCAGTACCAATGTCTTGACGTCGGTGACACCAGAGGAACCGGATTCGCCAAACCCTGCCATACGACCGTACCCACCGCCGCATTCGCTGAGTTTGTACTGCGAATAATCTGGAACTGAGTGCCGAACGGCTTGACGATAGGCGTCGTCCAGTCGAACAGAATGGTGCCGTTGATTTGAGGCGTAGCGGAGAACGCTGGCGGTGCGCTCGGGGTGGTCACATTGGTCTGCGGTAAATCGACTGTGCTGGGCGCGTTGTAGTCGGCCGCATCAAGATCAGTCCAATCACCTGATTGCTCTTCAGAGAAGACGACGTCCATTGATCCATCTGGATTCATATCGCACCCCACACAACGGAAGGTCTTGGACGACCAGCCAAGGTGGTCGAATACAATCGTGCCCGTATCCCAAAGTGCGATATTTTGAAACCGAGGCGGCAGGCGCCCCGCAACCGTAATCTGATTACGGGATTGCCTGAGCAGAAATTCTGCTTTGCGCTGCCCTTCATATTCGCTCGTGCACATCAACTGTTCGGTCTCGACGTCGATGTTCTCATTGCCATCAGCGGTCTTGTACGTCGCGTTCGATCGCGGCAGGCATTCCACGCGCTGCCAATCTCTGGAGGGATCGACATACCAGCATCGCATGCGATTGAATCTGCGAACACGTCCTTGCTCGAAGCGCAGCGAAAGACCGCCCTCGATCCAGTCTGATTTCTGGATCGTGAAAGTCGGAGTCTGCCAACTGCCGGCGAACATTCGCCACTTGCCGTCTCTAAAAATGATCCGGCCGAGCATGGTGTCCACAAGCGTCTTGACGTTGTCGGCGAACTCATCGGTGGCGAACAGCACGCCATTACAGGTATATCGCGCCTGTGTCGATGGACCGGGAATATTCACAGAACCATCGCAGTAGTTCGCTGCCGTGATCACCGTATCCCAATCGATGTCCGTGGAATCGTATTCGCCGCCATACACGGCCATGAGATAGTCGGCAAGGCACAGGGCGGGGTTTTGAGTCCATGCAATGTAGCTAGCATTTGTCGGACTGGCGCCTGGCGTCACATCAAGCCGTGGGTCGTAGCACCGTTTCCCTTGATAGGTGAACGTGACGTTCGGCAACGACTTGTAGACGTCCTGATTGAACTTGAAGGTGAGCGCTGTCTTTGCCAATCCCCGCGCGCGCGCGTTGTTAAAGCCCGTGGAATTCACCTCCATCAGCATGCGATCTGCGCTATCGGTTGAGGTGCCGCGATAACGTCTGATCCATGCGTGCCCAAGGAACGGACCGCTATTTACGGCCCCATCGGAGCCTGTGAAGGCCATCGCCCCAATATCAGCATTGCTGATCGTCGTTGTGTCGAAATGGATGTAATTGTACGAATCGATCTCATGGCCGGTCAGCGTGAGCACTTTGTGCAGGAACGCATTGTCTGTTCCCGACAGAAGCGGTGGTATCGTCTCCATGCCACCGGTTCTGACACGGCCGTAGGCGACGCGAATAGGTGCCCCAGAATCGTAGTAGTTTACTTCCGTTCCGGCACCAAGCCCGTTCGCTCGCGGTCGCGGCGCGAGTGATGCAGAGACGCGATTGAGCAGATATGCAGTGGCCGCGTAGACGAAGACCTTCGCTGCGAATACCGCAAAGGCTGCCGTGGTTCCGGCTTCCACCAGAAACAGTGCAATTGCATTGATGGCGGCTTGTGGCATTAGATCTTCCACCCGCCAAGGGCACACCTAAAGGGTATCGAGCGCAGACCTACATGATCAGGACAGATGAGTTGGACGCCATCATGAACAACGAGTAATTGCTTACCGTGATCGTCGAGAGCGATTGCGATATCTGCGATTGAAATCTGAGTCCACGGCACTCGCGGTCCTAGGAACTCATCTACTGCCGCGCCTAAGTCGCTGCCATACGCACGCACTGCAGCGCGCGCATCCGACCAAGTACCGAAGCGTCCTGTGACTTTTCCCAGTGTGTCTTCGCCAGTCACGGCTGCAACGCACTTCGCCGCGAACGTTACGCAATCGTGCGTGCCCCACGCGAACGGCTGCTCGCGCGCTTCGGCAATAACGGCCCAGAATCGATCCTGCCAACCGGCACTTCTCACGCTCATCCCCCTGGCCTCGGCCGTCCACCTGTGCCTGGAATTTGAGAGCCACCAATCCCAGGGCGCCCCGGCGTTCCCGGAGAACCCCTGAAGATCGGACGAGAGCCGACATACGGTTCTACTGGACCCGCCAGTCCCCAGTCGGCCTTCGATAGCGGGATCTGCGTGAGATAGTCGAAAAACGTATCGCCGCTCTGGCTATAGGTCGTCCATAGCGTTTCTCGGTTGAAGTATTGCGCCCGAGGCTCGCGCATCAATCGCGATTCAACTTCGATCTCGAAGTAGTCGCCGCGCTGCGGATCTTTTAGCTTCATCTCACAGGTATTGGTACGACCGGAGAACAGCATCTCCGGCGTCGCAACATTCGTGTAGCACGTCGTCAGGAATGTTCTATACATCTTGACTGGCCGATTGAATAAATTCTCAGTCAGCACATCTTGAATCTGGGACGTATTGACTGCCGAAAACCACAGACGCACAGCGCGCGGATAGACATCTGAGTCCTCCTGCACCTTCTCTGCTCCGCCAAGGTCACCAACCGGGGAGTATGTGTTGGCATTGAACACAAGGAACTGATAGCCGGTGCATGCGCGCGTTGTTCCTGTCGAAAGCGAATACACCTCGATGAGCCAACGATATTGAACTGTTGAAAGTTGCGATATTGAGGTGACGGCCGCCGCAATGTTCCTACTCATAGATATGCTCTAAGTCATAGGAAACTCGCGCTTGAGTTCCGAACTCGTTGTCGATCTTTAGGTTCGACATCAGGAACTTGCCCATGGGATCAAGAACGATGACTGGATCATTGTCTGCCGGCGAACGAAACAGCGCCGGCTCAAATTGCAGATACCCTAGCCCTGCGGCATCTGAATTTAGTGCAGCAGTGCACGTCTTAAGTTCGCCATTTATCTCAAAGATGTCATCAGGCAATAGTAGTCCGGAAGAACTCGACGGCAAGCCTTTAACACGCAATGTGTTTCCAGTTTGCGAGGTGCCGGAGTCAACCGCTGTGGTAGTAGTTTGTCCGCCGCGAGTGGGAACGGACGATCTTGCGCAGCCAACCCTCTCGGCATATATCGAGCTTGTGCCGTTTCCTGTATAGCTGACTGAGCCAGAATTGACCATTAGCACGTCCATATGTGTTGTGGTTGCTGAGGCTAACCGCGCAACAACAGCACAGTAATACCAGCCATTACCCATGGAACTGATGAAGGCCCGCCCGTTAGTTACCGTACCTCCATTCGTCACTGTGCCTGCAGTTCCTGCGTTCAAATCAAATATGCTGGATGCGATATTTACGCCAGAGGTCCCTATGGAAAGAAATACATCCCGTGTACCTGAGCCGCGCTTAAAGAATCCGTATGAACACCAATCCTCCGCAACCGCTCCCTTCGTGCCATCCTGGCCGATGAAATGATTTCCGGCAGTACCGTCTTCAGTAATGACGTCTGCTGTAAGAGTTCCAGCTACTCCAGTCGTGCCATTAGCGGAAACGCTTACCTTAGTTGCAGCCCAAGTGGTCGTTAGCGTGTCCGACTGCAGCATCGAATTCGGGCCGTTATCGACCAGAATGCATCTGCTTAGCGATAAGGCAGCTACATCAATATAATCCCCTGCTTGCGTAGATGTAGCGACACCGTCATTGGCCAGAACATAGATCGCAGCAACCGAGGACGGAACTACTGCGAGGGTGGCAATGCCTGACGTTCCTACTGTGGCCGAAACACCGAGTTCTACGCCACCGGCCGTAGTGCCCAATGCTACTAAGCCTTGCGCGCCGGCGTTCGTGGCGCGATGTATAAGTGCTCTGGCTGCATAAGGCGCATATTGCGTCAGCGAAGTAACTGGGTTCGTATTGTAAAATCCAATGCCGTGAGAGGCGTCATTGGCGATCCTGGTAGCTCTAAGTACTCTATCGGCGCTCGTTATCGAGCTAACTGTTGAGTACGCCGTCCACCCTGTCGTACCGCTAGAAAAGGTGTTATTGGTCAAAAATTCAGTTAACGGGAAAGATCCGCGTAATGCGAAATGTACCTTTGAGCGGATGATGTTGTAACGACCGCGAGTTCCTCTCAAGGCTGCAAGCAACTGAGCTTTCTCTTCCCCGCGAACCGTGTGTTTGCGCGACAGTTTGGAGCGCAACCCACCGTAGCTCTGGCGTTGGGTTAGGCCGGGCGAAAATGCCGACGCAAACACACTAGACCCTTCATCAAGCGGCTGTTGTGGCTCATCCTCTGGAACAATCCAGGGCGGTATGAGTATTTCGCTCATCCCTTCACCTCCACACCGCTACGCTGAAGGGTCCTGATGAACTCAGCTTGCTGCCGCGCGTTTTGGATTGCGACGGTTTCAAATATCTCGCGCTTCGTTCTCTCCGGGTCGTCGCGCTCAATCAGCGTGATGTTTGTCACCGGATGGAAGTTGACGTTTGCGCCCATGCCAGCAAAGGCCATTTGCCGGCGGTTGTAGACGCGGCTGCTGTCCATCACTAATTCCGGGCCGTCTTCGCCCACGATACGCGGGCCGCTTTGCGTTCCGCCGCCTGCGGCAAAGCCAAGTGCCTTTAGGATGCCCACCCAGAAGCCGCCTGAACTACTGGAACTCGTGCCGCTAAACGCGTCCTTCAGCGCCTTGCTGATACCGCTCGTGATGATGGCCGAGGTGATATCCGCGAGCGCGCGGCGCGTGATGTCGAGCAGGCTGCGGAATGAGAATTTCCACTCGTACAGCGCATCCGAAAGCGTCGCCTGGATGCTCTGGCCAACGCCTTGCCACACGCCTTTCATGAACTCGCCGATTTCGGAAACCTCTCGCTTCACTTCCTTTTTCAGCCCACGGATTTTGTCGAGATCGAACTCTGGCAAGAGATCATCGAGCCCCTCATCAAGTCGCTTCTGTCGTACGTCCTCCGTGATTACCCCCTCGTCTTTCAGCAGTTTCAGTTCCTCTCTAAGCCGTCGATAGGCGCTAATCTGCTTTTCGGCATCGGTTTCTGTGGACTCGGTAAGGTCAGCAAGAAGTTGCTGGTATTCTGTTAGCGCGATCCGAGCTGCGTTGACGATCCTCACCTCCTCCAGGCTAATCGGCATGATGCTCGATTCATCGGATGCGCTTTTTCTGTCAGCGCCAAACCCGCGTCCGCCGCGGATCTTTCTACCGCCACGATCCAGGCTAGCGATCTGGGCCTGCAGTTCTTTGATCTTCTTGTCTAACTCGTCAGGGCCGAGAACGACTCCAGTATCATCAATGTAGCCGAAATTGAAAAAGATCGGGATTGAGTTCCTGGCCTCTTGCAGAATCTCCAATTGGTTTTGGAGTTTATCGCGCTGCGTTCCGAATAGTCCGCCGCTGCGCGCACCACCTAATGCATTACCAAGAGATCCTGCGGCCTTTGTTGCTAATTCAACGATCCTTGAAAGCCCTGAAATTAGCTCGTCAATTCCCTCCTTGATCTTCGGATCTGATAGCGCGGCGCTGATGCGATTGAGCGAGCGCGCCACATCAGAGGTTGATTCTTTTGTACCCTCGAACAAATCGCCGAATGCGTTCTTAAGTCCAGCAATTGCGCCGCCAAGGGTGTTGCGCGCAGCCACTGCTGCGCCTCTATAGTTACTCTCAAGCTCTTTGAGAATGACGTTTTGAGCCTGAGTGATGTGACCTGCTTCAGTTAGGTTATTGATCAACCGTTCCTGAGAATCGCTGAACTGTATCCCTGCCCTGCGTAACGCAGTCAGACCTTGGATAGGATCATTGACAGCACGCCCAACCTGGCGTACCGCAGTGACGAGATCAATTCCGAGTCGAGCCGATAGGTCCGTAGCTACCCGTATCGTTCGCTCAAATGCATCTCCGCGGACCGCGCGAAATGTGAGAAGAATTGATTCAGCTTGCTTTACAAGGTCATCCCCATAGATCGTTGTTCGCTGAATCGATGATGCAAGTTCGTCGAGCTGAGAGCGAGTCACTCTGGCATTCTCGCCCGTCGCCTTGAATGCGGCGTCCAGTTGGGCAGTGGCCGCTTCAGCTTCTTGGATGTTCTGTACGAACGCCCTTAAGCTCAAGCCAATACCCAGACCAGCAAGGAATTTCTTTAAGTCAGAAAATTGTTTCTTGACATCTTTAACTGACTTCGATGTCTCATCCTTCGATCTGAGCAGAATCTCAATAACATTAGCCAGCGCTCACTTGTGCCTCCTGTTTCGCTGACTTTGTCATCTGATCCGAAATCATCTCGAAGACCTTCACGGTGATCGCCGGTTGTTCAACTAGACTCTTTCCGTCAGGCCACGCAAGGCGCATGGCACCAGAAAATCCTGCCGTATGACACCCGTACCACAAATCCAGCCATGCCCGATCGATTAGCCCAGCGATACTTACCCGCCACTCTTTCGGCAGCGGCTTGTTCTCGATCAGGAGACGGAAGGCCCGCTGGGCTGCTTGGGGTTTGCCGGGCGTGCCGCCTGCACTAGTTTTCTTCCAATCGACATTGATAGCTCAACGAAATACGCAGTGCTGCATACCTCTTGTATCGTCACGGGCGTTCCTGCCGCATCCGTCAATCCCGAAAAATCTTTCACGTAGTTTGGCAGAATTTCTGCCAGCACCTTCGCCGCATCCTGATCGGTTTCTACTTCTTTGGCCTCCATGCGCAGTAGATCAGGCAACGACAAAGGCAGCAGACTGCCTTTTACCGATTGCCCGTCGAACTCAATCGAAAACTCAGTGCTTCGTACATACCCGGACATGTAGCCTCCCTAGAATCCTGCCTGCCACGTGGTGACCTGCGTGAATTGAATGTCGTAGTTACTCGTCGGATCGATCACGCCGCGACCGGTGAAGGACACCGCGACCTCCCCAGGTCCGGCCGCAGCCGGCTTGAACGTCGTGATCTTCAATTGCGGGATGTCGATGGTGAACGTGTTGAAGTAGCCGGACTGAATAGCCGCCACAGTATTGATGGCCGTCAACAGCAATCGCGACTGTGTTTCATTCACGAAGTTATTCAACATCGTGCGATCGGTCATGTAGAACGTGCCGTTCACCGTGACTTCCCGGAACCCCGAGCGCGTGAACTTGAACGGCGCCAAGGACGCATTCAGCGCGTTCAGCGGCTCAATACTCTCGTTCAGATTGACGGTGATCTCGGAGAAGTTCGAAACGCCCGAGCCGCCGTAGCTCACGCTGGAAACGTTCCAAGGAAAGAGCCGGCCGACATCGGATGCCGCGGGCGTCACCGCAAGCGATCCCACACCCGTTGCAGTGCGCGTGCCACCAACTGCGGTCATCGTGCCTCGCAGGAACGCGCCTGCACCGAAGGCAAACGAGATTTGACCGAACTGGGTGTCGTAGAAGTGTTCCGCCGAGGTCGCATCGGAAAACTGCTTGTAGACCGTCCAGGGCGCTTTCACGAGGAACGACGAGAAGTCTGCCGTGTTCGGCAAAAAGGTGAGAGTGCGGATACTGGCCGATGTGACGCTCGCCGGTGAATGGTTCACCGCCGCCGCTAACGCCGCGCCGAGATTTCGAGGCGTGACTTCGAACTCAATCGTGCCGGCGACATTGCGCGGACCTGAGTACGTTGCGCCCTGAGAAAACTGGCCCGTCAGGTTCTGAGAGATCAGTTCTTCCTGCTCAAGCCCAATGTCTTCAGACGTGAAGGCCATTGCATGGAAAGATGTGGCATCAGTAACCGCTGTGCCTGCGGAGGCTTGGCGGGCAAGACCGAATTTAACTTGTGCGCCGTATGACAACTATCGCTTAAGCCTCCTACATTGCAGATACCGGAATGATCCCGGTGAAATTGAGTTGGGCATACTGAATGTATGCGCCGTCGTCGTTCTTTCTGTAGTCGAAATAGTCCACCGAAAACTCATCCAAGGTTTGCACAGTCCCTTTTAAGGATGGGTCAGACAGTAGCGTGCCCACCAGTTTTTGCAACAAATCGTCGAGCCGTTTGCCGCATTCCTCCCCGCTCGTTGGATCGGATTCGCCAGCCAATGCAAACAGGCGGATGAGTTGATTTCGGTATCCGCTGCCCATGCCCAGCGTCCTGGGCGGATAGTCCACGCGCGCGCGGTAAATGGATACCCAGCCGTGCAATGTTGGGTCTTTGCGTAGGGGCTCGTATCGTTCGACAAGCGTACCGATCCCGCCCACCGCGGGGTCGTCCGTCCACATATCATGGACGGCCTGGGTGATCTCGTTGACGTTGATGGGGACAATCATGCGTTGGCGACCTTGACTTGGCGTCGAACGTAATCGCCGTAAACACGAATGCCGATGTCAAGCACGACCTCACGTGAAGGTAGCATCGGGCGGGCGGGAAGATTTCTGGCGGGATTGCCTTCCTGATGCGGTTTGGAATAGATCAGTTCGCTACCCACGCCAGCGTTTTCCTTGGTGTAGAACGGCACGTAGGACTGCCGCAAAGCCCCAGAACGCACCAACATGCGCTCTTTGCCGAGTTCTTTCTTTTCGGCAACGGTCTTTGGGTGTAGCGGAGCCCAACCGCCGATTAGCGCCCCCTCGCGGTCGTAGTTGCGTATCAGCCAGCCGTACATCGCAATTGAGGCTTGGCGATTCGGCTGCGTCGTGTCCTCCATTGCGGCCTGGAACCGATCCAGCCGCCGGTTGACTTCCTGGATGCTCTTGCCACTAATGGTGGCGTCAATCACAGCTGCCCCCGCGCTGCCTGAAAGTCGTAGGCGGCTTGCGAGTCCACGACCCAATTCACCTCGCCATCCAATCCAAACGAGCTGTGGTAGCTGTTCGAAGCCCAGGCATAGTTTCCGACGCCCGCTACGGTCCCAAGACTATTCGATAGCACCAGTGTGCCGTCGATGATGGCCTCGAATCGCTGGTCGATGTACTCCTTAATGAGCTTGGAGCTTTCCTGGCGAATGGTGGCCTTGTAGTACGCAAGATCGATGCACAGATCCTTTACCAGATAAGGTGCAGGCGAGAACGGCACGGAATACTTCACCCCTAGCCTGCCATCAACTTCGGCCTCTGCTTGTGGGACGAACGAGGCTTCGGCAATCGTGGCGTCCGGTCCCTTCGCAAAATCCGAGTAGCGGCCAGTCACATCAGTCCAATTGATATATCGGCCCATTCAGTCAACCTCCACGGCCTGCACCTGAACGAGCGCGAAGCGAACGTAGGTGTTCGCATTGATGACGCCCGACCATTTATTCACCATCCATTGTGGGCTATTGGGTAGTGCCAGGTCGGCGTAGTAGTGCCCGTCCCCCGAACTTGTCGCGGCAACCGAACTGACCAGTGCCTCGGACTTGTCGTAAAGGGCCGCGTAGATCGGCGAGACCGTGGCACCGGAGCACACGAAGGTGGCTCTTAAGGTGGAGCCAACAAACTCAGTGACTACACGTGGCTTACTCACAGTCCATAGCCTCCCACTTCGATTCTTGGCTGGTCGAATCCGATCATGATGATGGGGTTGGAGGTCACCGGAGATACGAGCAGCGAAGACAGCGAATCATCTAACGAAAGAGCATCGGTAAGCAAAATAAAGCGTTGAAGAGCAGAAAAACTTTGATCCGTGACTTCCACCGAGTCCAATAGATTTCGGGCAACGAGTACTGCTCTTTGTGCCTGATCTGCCGTCAAGAGATTGCTTTCCAGCAACCTGGAGAAATACCGCAACGGCAGTGCTTCATCTGAAATTGTGAGCTGGCTTGTAAGCACAGCGATGTAGATCAGATAGCCTATCGTGGTCGCGATCAGTTCATCCGTGACAACCACTCCGTCCTCTAGCAGCCGCGTGCGGCGTAGCCATGCGACAACTTCATCGCCGACCGTCAGTTCGTCAATGGCCTCCATGTTTGTCGTCGTGTAGAACTCCGTGCCGCCCTCAGTAATCACAACAGAACTCTGAAGTACGCGTGTTCGATACCACCACAGAGAAAACGAATCCGAGATCGTCAGTGCCTCTGATACTGTCGAGCCGCGAATGACGGACTGCACAACACCATCGTCAGGCGTGAGCGTATCGGTCAAAGTATTGGTGTTGACCGTGCCGCCAGAAGCCGCTTCCTTGTAAACGGCTACAGCAGCGACCCAAGGATTGTTATTTGTCGGGCTCGTCCACGTCGCAGCATCGGTCGTGCCAGTCGTGACGATCCTGTCGATGAACGAGCCCGGCATGTGATCGGTTGAGTCCTGCTCGTAGATCACAGCGAATGCGGCATCTTCCGTGTGCGCCTGGCTTCCAGTACTGACATCCCCCAGGGCACCCACAAACAACGCACCGGCAGCAGACGTGGCATCGCCTGAATTGGGCTCTGCTGCACCGCTATCAGCGCCCTCGGCCGTGGCGAAATCTTCGCAGCGCGAGCCAGACGTATCCAATCCGGAGCGTTCGGCAACGCCGATGACCCCGTACTGACTGGTCCCCAGCGCACAGCGCATTGTGAGCGAGCCGTTTCCAGTAATCGGTACCGAGTAGATCGCCGTCGCGATGTAGTTCGAGCCCGAGTAGTTGTAGTTGCGGCTCGCATCCAGTGTGATAGTACCGATCGTCGCGGTTCCCGCTGTCTTCGACATGTCGCCGAGCACGAACGCATCAGACGAACCGGTGACGTTGAGCTTGGCTACGCAAACGATCAGCAAATTCCCGGAAGTAACATTGCTTCCCGTGGCCTGATCCATGTTCGCCGCTTCATCGGCAAACGAACCGGTCTGCTGGACGCGTGTTATGGCCATTTAGAAATCACATCCAAAACTCGACGGCGGGCTATTCCCCCACGCACCGATGTCCACTGCTGAACCTCCCGCGGTGCCATTGCTTTTACCGGCGCCGATACATGGACTTCCTACCTGGAGTTGAAAGTCTTCTGCAGTCGTACCCGCTGAATTGACGAAGTCGGGATCGTCCAACACAGAATTGGCATCAAAATTTCCACCAGACCACGGCAGCGTTGTGTATGACGTGTACCCCGATCCGGTTGGCGAATCCTGCATTTTGAATTTGGCAGCGCTCACGCCATAGCAATTCCAGTTGCACACAGATAGACGGTCCTGAGCGCGATTGTTTGTGCCCGCGAAGAACAACATGAAGCCGCTCGCGGGGACGCTGACCGCAGAAGGCAGATAAAAAATGTTGTTGTAGTACCGATTACTGCTCGTTACACCAGCAGTATTGCTCGCCCCGTTGTAATGCATGAGCCCGCATGTCGAGCCGCCGATGCCTGAGTTGAATACGACAACGTTGTTATAAAAATCCGTGTCCCTCGGTAACATGTCCGCTTGCGGATCGTCGCTGCCCGATAAGTTCGGGATATCGAAAAAGATGTTGTGATGGATCGACCCGCCGCCAGGCGTCGCGCTTGAATCCTCGTCCGTCATAGAACGAATCGCATACCCCTGAAAGGAATGAATCACATTGTTGAGAACCAGCAACTTTCCGAATGCGTGCTTAGGACCGATCGCGTGTCCGCTGTTGTACAGCGTGCAGTTCTCTACAGTGACGTCGCTGTAGTCGTAGAGCGGGCCGATACACCCTTGATTGGTGTCGGCAGTCGTCCCGGATTTGTAAACGTCGTGGATCTTGCAATTGCGGATTGTTAGGCCAGAACCATTGCCGCCTGTATTGATACCGCTGCAATTGTCGGGCGGGTCATAGAATGCATCGCGCGAGTGGTTAATGTCATTGATCTCGCAGTCTTCAACGAGAACGTCGCTGCCCCGAACAGAAAGCGCGGTGAACGAGAACTGATGAAAATGGATACCTCGGATCGTTACGTGATCCACGCCGGTGCGAATCTGCAACGCCGGCCATGAACCCTGGCCCGCTCCGGAGCCCTGCGGATAACTGCCGCCATTGTTCGTCGTGATGATCGCTTGCTGGGAATTGACGGCTTCAATCACCGTATGATTGTTGGCGTCCGTACCTCCATACAGGATGTACTGTATTCCGTCGTTGTTGCCTGGGTCTTTTCCGCTCGTGTCAGACAACACATAGGTGCCATCCATCAGGCCCACGCGGGCACCAGCAATTGCTGACTTAGTAGCAAGAGCCGTAATAGCCCACGGGGTGGACGTCGTTAGCCCGTCATTGCTGTTCGATCCGCTCGGGCTGATGTAGAAATCGAAGGTCTCGCCACCGCCGGGAACATAGGTGGCCGATGCGCTATCCGTAGCCGCGACGGACGAACTAAGAACCCTGCTGAGGATTCGAGAGAGCGAGAAGGAATCAGCAACGCTGATTGTGTCTTCAAGGATCTTGAAGAACGTACCCGTGCCACGTGAGACGAGATTTCGCGTGACGCGAACAATCGTCACCCGGTCACGCGGCCTCCGACTTACTCTGAGGGAACACGTCTGCGTTGAGATGACACGTCGAACACAGGTCGTATGGGGATTGCGAGAACTGACTAAGATCGTCCCCGACCGAAGCAATTACCCCATCGCCTGTGGAATCGAAGCAGCAGCGCGTAATACGGCCGTCCGACATGACCATTACCATCGAACTGGCAATCCATGGACAGGGCAGCCCCTTCTTCGCCGAGACATGCCACTGGACTTGACCCGCCCAGTCGACCGCGGCCAGTGAAGGATCGGATGACGTGCCTGCGAATATCCCGGCGTTGCGAAGCGCTTCCACGGCAGGGCCGGCGCGCTCCGGTCTATGCAGCGATACCCATACTTTCGGGCGAGCTGGTGCTATGGCGCGCGCGAGCTGCTCTGTCATCAACAGGCCGTTCGTCGCCAGGATGAGATCGATGTATGGGCCAACGGCCTCGCGCGCGAGATGAACGTAGCGGACGAACTCTGGGTGTAAGGTCGATTCGCCGATGCCGGCAAGATTCAGTTCTGGATGCGGCCGTTTTTCCTGGAAGAACTTCACCCACTTTAGTGAAGCGAGAAAGGTTGATTCGTCCATATCCATCTTCGGGCGCGGCATCTTAGGATGCGTGCAGTAGCGGCATCGCAAGTTACACCGCGATGTCATTTCGATCTGATGGATCGCCCGAATCGGTTTCACGCAGCCTCCGCAAGCTCTTTCGGCACATGGAAATTGCAGCTCGCGCACAATCCGGTTGCGCGTGTCTTGAGCGACCCCAGTTCATCCCATACAGAACCCACCGGATACAAATCATGCGCGTCCATGCAGCATGCATCTATCGAACCGTCCTGACGAACTACCGCCCATCCATTGGTGAGATATCCGCACTGTGCGCGTGGCGCTGACACGTGCCACTTCACCTGCCCAGCCCAATCAAGGGATGAATCCACGAACGCGTGATTAAACCCTCGCGCGACTCTCGCCTCATCAAGCATCTCGATAGCGAGCGCCGCTTTCTCCGGACGATGCAGCGAGACGTACACACCGACGTTGGCCTTTGCCATCTCTCTCGCCAACTCTGGCGTCATGTCCAGCCCATTTGTCGAGATGATGAGGGTGTTATCGCCAATCACTTCACGAACGCGCCACATCGCCTCGACGAAGCGCGGGTGCATAATGGCTTCGCCGATGCCCGTTAACGACACCTCTTTTTGCGTGCCAGCCTTCATCAGGAAGCTCACATGCTCAAGCGTCCGCTCGAACACGTCCCAGGTCATGTGTGCCTTCACTCTCTGAAGCTTGGGATGCGGACAGTACTGGCACGCGAGATTGCATATCGAGGAAAGCTCGATTTCATGAATCTCGCGTACCGGTATCTGTCTCACGTGCTATGGGCCACGTCGTGCGACCCAACACGGATGCGCACAGTCAGATTCAGGAAGTCGGAGCTACCAAGCGTCACACCGAGTCCATTCACGCGATTTGCGAGCACGGATGTCGCCAAGGAACTTGCGCCGATACTGATACCAGCACTGCCCAGTGCGACGCTCGTAATGCCATCTGCCGCGCCGCCCCAAGTGGCGACACCGAAGATCCACTCTCGGGACTGAGCGCTCGCGCCCGTAGCGGTGAAGGTTTTTCTCCCCACCTCGCCCATGCTCGATTGCGAATCCGTCAAAGCGGGGGCCGCGGTTGCCGAGCCAATGACAATGGAATTGAGTACGCCCGCCGCGCTATTCACGGCTGCGCTGGCAATGCGATTCAATCCAACAACGGTAACGGTGTTCCTGAGCGTCTTCGTCTCAACCCGTCCATCTGCGCGCACTACCTTGACATCGAAGTACCCATTTACGGGCACCATCGAATCAAGCTCGATCGTCCCGTTCAGGACTTTCAGCGCTTGGGACAGGCGTTCAGAGATACTTCGACTCATAGTGCCGGGTGGCCTCCTGGTGGATCTTGTTCATCAGCAATTCGTAGTGTTTGACGGATGCGAACCGGCCATTGAACTGCATATTGCAGGCAAGGTCCGGCGCTGCTTGCGTGCCTACCTTGTAGGACACCTCGGCTTGGAAACCGCCGCCTAGCGTCTCAACGCAATGCGAGTAGTACTTCAACGAGTCAATCGCCATGCGGACAGGATCTTTCTCGACGATCTGCTCCCACAGCGCCACAGCTTCCTGCGCGCGCTCGCGCTGGCCTTCTATCACCTGTCCTTGGGTCTGCTCGTGCTCGAACATCAGTCCCTGTGCGATGTCGCGAAGCCATAGGAAGCGATTCAGGCCCCGACTGGGATACTTCTGCAGATCTCGGTGGAGTAACGGCAGATTGCGCATGTAGCGCTTGCGACGGGTTTCCTCGTCCACATAGCCGTTATGCAGAAACTGGACGTCGTGACGGATAGCCGAGCGTGGAATCGCCTTGCCCGGCTCGACTTCCGGGTGTTCATGAACCAGCCCGTAGAACTGAATCCCAGCCCGATTTCGGAACAGTCGGCACGGAAAATCCGTCGTGAGTACGCCGGGCGGATTTGTCGAATAGTGAATCTGTGGGAAACCAAACGCCTTATGCTGGCTCGGCCGCAGGTACTTCCACAGGTTCCACGGCTGCTGCACTTCCTCATCAGCATCAATCCACATGATCCAATCGCCGGCTGCAGACTCGACGGTACGGTTGCGGGCCGCATCGAATCCCTCATCCAGTGCGGACAGGCCGGGAACCAGCGTGAATGGCTTCCACCTGTAGTCTTCGCGTAGCTGATCAATGACATCGAACGTACGGTCCTTCGTCTTCGGATCGACCGCAATAACCACTTCGTCCACCCAGTCGATGAACGAATCGACGCACTTGCGAAGGGTTTTCTCGCCGTCTTTGACGATCAGACAGGCGGATATTGTTTCGCGTGGCGCCAACTGGGAGCGCTTGCGCTCCACATCGTACATCTGGAACGGCTCGGTGGGCCGCACGCCCCACACCCAGGAGCCCAGCACCTTACCGGTTTTGTCATGGCTCGCGGGCGCGTAGAGGATCTGCACCGGATTGCGTCCGCACAGTTCCTCGATATCGTGCCGCTCGAAGTGATGCAGATGTTCTCGGGCCTCGCGGAAGGCTTCGGTGCCCGTCCATTCCCAGCGGCCCACGGGTGTCGTGATGACGAGCAATCCACCTGGCTTCAGCACGCTACGGAAGTTCTCCAGTAGGCCGAGCCAGTCAGGAACATGCTCGACGACCTCGCCAGCCAGCACCACATCGAACAATTGCCGATGAGATCGCTTTGCTACAGCCTGTCCCGTCGTTCCATCGATCTGATATGAGCCTTCGTCGTAGACCAGTGGGCACAGCGTATTCAGGGACTCAAACACCTCCTGCCCGCCTAAACGCAATTCAACATTGCTGATGTTGTCCCTGGTGGCCCATTTGAGCGCGGCCGAGATAGCACGAGCAGACACGTCCACGCCAACGAAGCGGCACTCAGGCAAGGACTTGGCCAGCGGTATCATGTAGTGCCCGTGTGCGCAGCCGTAGTCCAGCACGCGCAATGGGCGGCCTGTTGCCTCGTTCTGGATCAGCGACGCGACGCCCTGGAATCGAGTGGTGCGAGTTACATCTTCGCCGACGACCTGATCTTCGAAGTCGTCGTAGTACGTGGACTGGTGCTTGTCGTAGTGGGCCTTGTAGGCTTCTGGTGAGTGCGTGAAAGAATAGAGCACGCCGTACTCAGCTCCGGCTGCGGTTTCAATTGAATTCTTCGGGCTGAACGCAAATGGCTTCCACGTATTCGATTGAATGTGCACGTCGATGAAGCCGATATCGCTATGCTCGATGCAGTGCCGTTGCGCCGCAGCGTTTGTCCCGCGCCGCTTCTCGAACGCCTCCACAATCACCGATTCGAGCTTATCGACAGCAACGGACCATGTGCGCGTCTTGGCCGCTTCTAGCTGACGAGAACGAAAATCACCGGATTTGACACTATGATTCTTGCCATCCAGCGTGGAAACCAGCCAGCCCACAAATGCGTCTTCATCCGCCTTGCCGTCTTTTAGCGGCAGCAGCGCTACACCCGCGGCTTGGCACGTCTCCGATAGCGCGCCGCTATCGCTTGCGAGCATCGGCAGGCCGGCATGCATCGCCTCCATTGCCGTGATGCAAGACACTTCCTCGAAGCCGTTCGACGGATAGACGAGCAAGTCGCAGGACTTCTGCAACGCCGCTAGTTGAGCTTTGGTGAGCGCGCCCAACATCGTCACGTTCGGCAATACATCGGCCCAGCGATGCAGCATTCCATAGAAGTGCACCATCTGCGGCATGGTGTTGTCGTAACCGCAGACGAGCAGGTGTGCATTGGTATCGCGCAGGCGATCCATGATGCCGCCGGGGCGCACGAGGTGCTCAAGGCCACGCTCAGGGCGGGACTGGTAGAGCATTACGAACTTGCGGTCTTGTTTCAGCTTCATCAGCTCAATTTCAAATGGCTGTGTAGCATCTGTAACGATAACGCCGTCATCTCGGTACAAATCCGGATCTACCCCATTCGGCACCACGCGCACGAACTCAGGATCGAAGCCGTACACCTCGCATACCTGTTTCTTGTGCCACTCGCTCACGCACGTCACGAAGTCGGTCTGCCACATGCCATGATTCGCCATACCAGCGGTACGGTGAAGCGCCAAGTCATGCAACTGCCACAGGTTGATCTTGCTGGCGAACGGCTGGTGAAACGCATGCGGGTGACGCTGGATGATCAGAACGTCATGCGGCGTATTACGCGCGTAGTACTCGAAACGCTCGCCCAACGGGGCTGTCTCCTTGCATTCCCCAGCAAAGCAGTAATTCACACCATCGAAATGTCCTTCCTCGGTGGACATGGTAAAGACCGTGACGCGATGACCGCGACGCGCTAACTCTCGCGCCTGGTAATAGGCAGCGCTTTCGCTTCCGCCTAGTGATCGCCTCTCGATAGTCTCCCCATTAAAAGGCATTCCGAGACTGTGAATAACAACGTCCATCGTTCCTCCGCGTTTACTCTTGTAGAAAAGGGCCGGCCCTTTCGAGCCGGCCGAATGGGGGACTAACAGCGATTAACCCAAGCCAGCCGCACCAGAGGCCGCGCTCGTGATGAGGCGAGCCGCATAGTCGGCACCTGTCACGATCTCGTCCTGGTAGTAGCCGGCCTCAATCGTCTCCACCTGCTTGCGCGTGTCGTAGGGATGACGAATGATCGTCATCGGCGCAGGAAGCTGCGGGTTCTGCCAGCGGAAGCTGTAGAACCACGACGGATCTTCCCTAGACGGCTGCAGCGGTGCGTAGTACGCGATGAGTTGATCGGCCATGGCGTTGTCAATCGGGAACGAGTTGACATGCGCTTCGTTGACGGTGTGATACAGCGCCTCGGAGACGATGACTCGATCCACTTCGAACAGCGCGCTGATGGCTTCACGGCGAACAATGCCGCCACCGTTGTTGAAGCCGCTTATGAAGTTGCGCGCGTGATAGTTCCGGCGGAACTTGGCCCACGCCTTCCAACCAAACCACAGCGAGTTCGGACGCTGCCCTGTCGTTGACTGGACGTACTCCATGAGCTGGAACGTCTGGGCAATGGGATCACCGGCATTCGTACCGGATACGCCCCACTGAGAGTTCGGCACAAACACGCTGCCCACGCTTGCCGTGGTCACGGCGAGATTGGTGACGCGACGTTCCCAGTCCAGCGCCAGTTTGCTCAGGACATAGCGGGTTGCGCCCACATCCAACTCGTAGCGGTAAGCGTCATCCATGTTCGCCACGTCCTCGATCGTGATGTCACGGCCGAGCGCGTAGTTGATGGCGTCGTACTTGGCGCTCGATACTGAGCGCGTAACCTTCCTCGCTTCCGTGCCCGGCGAGCGAGTGGTGTCCTCAATCGCAAAGGCTTCGTGACGAGAGAAGATCGGATAGCTGTCCGACTGCTTCACGACCGGGATGATCGGAGCGATCATGTCCGCGATCATGTTCTGCGGCCTGTAGTTGATGGCCAGATTCGTCAAGTGGCGATCAACGTGCAGGTCTTTGCCTGTTGAAAAACCCATAAGTTACTTTGTCTCCTGCGCGTTAGATCGTGGCGAGCTGGTGGATGTTGGTGAAGTCCACCATCGCGGACAGCAAGTCACCCGACGTTGCGGTGGCCAAAGAGCGGCCCACAACAAACTGACCCGACGTTGCCGCTGTGAACCAGCCGGAAGTCGTCACCGTGAGCGGATAACCGGCCGTGCTTACTGCTGCACCTGCGGACACCTTCGTGATACCCCAGTAGCACACCGACACGTTGTTGCCCGACAGGCCGTTCGACTTGAGTACGCCGATGGCCGCCAGCGCAGTCGGCGTGATCGTGCCGCTGATCAAGCTGATGGCCTTGTGCAAGGCGGATGCAGCCGTCAGATCGGCCTGAGCCGGAACCTGATACTTTTCCTCTCTGATATGGGTCGTCACTTGTTACGCGGCCTCCGCATTGAACGCACCGTTCGGATCGGTGAAATAAGCCTTCGCCAGCTTCTTGTCGGCACTCAGCACGAGTTTCGTGGCTGTATGCAGATCGTCGAAGTTGCCCGCCTTTCCGCCTCGCTCCACAGCGAGCTTTTCGGCGCGGCGCGTGACCTCCAGCGCATTGGTATCGGCGTGCTCAACAGAGCCACCGGACTGCGTCTGCTGCTTGCGTGACAGCTTCGTCTTGTCGGCGTACTCGGTGATGTACGCATCCACGTCTTCCAGTTTGATCTGGATCACGGATGCGTCGTCGTCTACGCGGTTGAACTTGTAGAACGACTCGCGCTTCGCCGGCAGCAAGGCTTCTGCCTTGACTGCGGATTCGAACTTCGCCTTGATCAAGGAACGGTGCGCTTCCGCCTTGTCCTTTGCCGCAGCAGCCTGCGCGTCCGCGATCTGCTTGTCGGCTTTGGCCTGAATTTCAGCCGTGGTCGTCTTGAGCGCGGCGGTGAACTTCTCGGTCAAAGCATCTTCCTGCTTCTTCAGCAGTGCTTTCACTTCATCTTCGGTCATGGCCTTTGGGCCTCCAGTTGAGAACAGTTTGGTATCCCGCCTGAAGGCCACGCGAGCACTGGACCGCAATTGCGGGCCTCGCTTCAACGTCAGCGCCTGTAGGTCTTTGAGAGTGCCAACAGCGGGTTGGTCAGCACCAAGGAGAGCGACTGCATCAAGCACCCACGGAAGAATCCGTGTACCGGCTTGCACGTTTTTCAGTAGCTCAACGGAAACGAAGCGATACATCCCTTTCTTGATGGCGTCATAGACGACGCTCGGGATGTTCGAGAAATCGGCCAGCAACTTTTCGCCCTGGCGATAAACGCGGTCTACCCATCCAAGCGCGGGCAAACCTTCACGGAAAGGCTGGTCGGTCTCGTGTACACCGTGGCCGAACTTGAGCGGCACGCGACCGGACAGTGAAAGCCCGCTGAATGCGTTGGCTATCTGGTCCAGATCGCTATCGGTGAACGTGATGTCATTCCACGTTCCGACAGCCATGATCTCAGCCCCATGGAGGGACTTACTCAATCATCGCTTGTGCCTCCTGATCCAATTGCTTCAGCTTCTCCCGAATATCTGCATCTACGATTCGACCGGCGATTGCCGCATCGAAAAACCTTGCCTGCTCTTCCTCGTTCAATTTCGACACAAGCGCAGGAATGCTGATCGACAGCGAGATCGTCATGTCAAATCGACTTTTTCACCGGTCTGCGTATCGACCACATGCCACCAGTCGAGCTTTCCATCTCTGAGGCTAGCGATTGCTTTTTCCTGAGAGTCAAAGCTGTCTACGAAATCATTCCAGCCGCCCTCAGCGCAGTGAGCATCGCCGCCAAACAACAAAAAGCGCTTCACCCGGCACCATCGGCTGTTCTAAATCCATCGGTGGCCGTGATTCCAACGACACGCGCGCCATTGGCATCACGCGTTTCGAACTTGTTCAGGCCGACATCCACGCCGGCTTGCTTGAATGCCTTCACCATCACCGCGCCGATCCATGCCACCTCATCGAGCGACACGAGTTTGCCGCTACTGAGCATGGCCCACGAGTTGAAGCGACTGAACGCTTCCTCGGTGAGTTCCTTGTCAGTGCGCTCTGCTGCACGCTTGGCGACGAGTTGGGCGAAAGGCTGGCTCACTGCAACTCTCCGCGTACGTATCGAACCCGGTGCCGAATATCCTCATGATCGACGGACTCATCCAGTACTGGGCGATACTGGGGAATGGCTAACTGCCCCAAAAGCTCCGTATTGCAACGGTAAAACACGTAAGGATCTGCCTTGCTAAGCAGGGTTCTTTCTTCCTCGGTGAGTTCGCGCAAGGTCACTTAAACCCGTCCTGCGGCTCGACCGATGGCGGATCGGACTCCTGCCCGTCCCAGCCATCTATCGTTGTCACCGGAATGAGCACCGACCTGCAATTGAAGTGATTCGGCGGCCTGAACTGATCCCATATCGGCGAATCTGCTTTGTAAATAACGCCTTCGCCATTTGTACCGCCAGTTCCTAGCTCTGTGCAAATTTCCGTGGTGCTGGAATCGAGAACGGCTGCATATTGCAACGCTTCGACGAAATCCGACACTTCCGGATCGGTGAACTCGGCGAATCGAGCCTCGTTCAACGCTTCGAACGTGTTGGTGCGAACGAGGGTATCCAGATACGCAGCGACATCCTCCACGCTATCCGCCCACAAATCGTCCAATGCCGCATTCACGGCGGTATTCGTCTCGATCATGTGGACGGCCTGCATCTTGCTTAGACCCTTGGCCACCATCCG